TGATTCAATCGGAATGATTCTTAAAAAAGTATCGATGTCTGATGCAGAAAAGGTTAATAAAAAAGATTCAGAGAAAGCATTTAATCAAATGATTATGTATTCTATCGAATCTATTTACGATGCTGATAGTGTATATCCTGCAAGTGAATCAACTGAAAAAGAACTTATTGAATTTATCGATTCGTTATCTCATAAACATTTAGAAAAAATCCAAGCTTATATTCAGAACGTTCCAAAACTTCAATATACCGTTAAGTTCAAATGTAAAAAGTGTGGTCATGAGAATGAAACTGTATTAGAGGGAATTGAATCTTTTTTCTCATAGGCCTTTCTCATGATTCCCTTGCGAATCATTATCAGACAAACTTTGCGATGATGCAACATCATCAATATAGTTTAACAGAGCTTGACAATATGATCCCGTGGGAAAGGCAGATATACGTATCTCTTCTTCAGGAGCATATAAAGGAAGAAAATGAGAGAATTAAACGACAAAATAAATAAATAGATATATGTCCCTTCCTAAAGAATTATTAAATGCCGTTAAAAAGGATAAAGAAATGCTTAAGCTTAAGCTCGAGCAACTGAAAGAATCCTTTTCTGACAATCTATTTGAGGTTAAAAAGGCTGTTGAAGAGGGTCCTAAAAAGGAAGATCCTAAGGAAGAAACTGCTTTTAGTTCTATTATTAAACAGGGTAAGTTGGCTGAAGAACAAGTTAAAATTGATGCCGCGGTAAAGACGCTACAAGAGCAATTAATTACAACAAGTAGCTCTACATCTATAGAACAAAAAGCAGCTATTCAAGAACAAATAGATCTATTAAAGGGTGACAAACTTGATAGTTTAGAAGCTAAGCAAGAAGCAAGAGAGATGGCTGAAAAAAGCGTTAACGCTCTCGAGAGTATCGCTGAGGGACAGACAGATCTTATTAAAGAATTCAAATCTGGATTTAGCGAACTTCGAGGTGAAGGTCTTGGCGGCTTAATTAAAATGCTTATAATCGGAATTCCTGCATTATTAGGCGGTATTGTTACAGGAATTGGTGCTCAGATAATAGCAGTATTATCACGATTTAAAACAATATCTCTTGTATTTGGAAAAATAGGAACATTCTTTGCTCCCGTTCTTAAAGTATTGTCTAGCGGAGCAGGAGCAATTGGAGGATTTTTAAAAACTCTTCCTATGGTAGGAAAGTTTTTCGCAAGTCTTTTTGCATATGCTGGAAAAATGTTCACTCTTGGAACAGGATTAGCCAAACTCGCAGGTCCTATCGGTATTGCTATTTCCGTTATAACTGGTTAATCGGCGGAATTAAAGGAGCAATTAGGGGATTTAAAGAAGATGGTATTATTGGAATGGTTCGCGAAGGAATTATTGGAGTCTTTAATGGTTTGATCGGCGGATTAGTAAAAATGGTCGGTAGTATGATCGGCGGCATCTTTAAACTATTAGGATTTGAACAAATCGGTGAAGCAATTAAAGGTGGATTTAGTGATTTTGTTGATGGTATAATTGGCGCCTTTAGAGGAATTTTTAATATACTAGCTGGTCTCTTTACGCTCGATTTCGGTATGCTAAAAGAAGGTGTTGGTCAATTACTCGACGGAATTATTAACATTGTATGGGGAGCTATCAAAGGACTTGGAGGAATTTTAGTCGGTCTTGTAGCTGGAATTGGTAAAGCAGTTTTCGCCTTAGCAAAAGCGTTGTTTATTACATTACCTATAAAGCTAATAACATTTGCTGCCAAAATGTTTAAGGCTATATATTTTGATCTTCCTGTAGCTGCATTTAAAATGATATTCAATGGAATTAAGTTTATGTTTACTGAGCTTCCAGGAATGTTAATCGATAAAGTTAAATCATTCTTTACTTCAATGGTTGAATCAATAGGAGATGCATTTAAGACTGCATTTGGATTTGTTAAACGTATAGGTAAGGCATCAAGAGCAGCGCTTAAAGCTGCAATACCTGGAGGAGAATCTCCTAAAGAAGCATTCATGAGAGTCATGGGTGGAGATAAAGGCGGAGAAGAAAAAGAAGAGAAAGAGAACGCTGAAAAAATAAAAGAAGAAAGCAGTGTTGAAGCTATATCAATGCCATCTGAAAAGATTATTCCTCCAGCCCCAAAGAAGGAGACTATAGAAGAATTTGAAGCTCGGATGATGGCAACAGTTACTAGTGTAAAAGCACCAGAATCTGCAGCTACGGTATCTACACCAGAATCTGCAGCTACGGTATCTGCTAAAACTCCAGCGCTTGGCACAGTATCTGCAACTGAAACAGGTGTACAATCATTCTCATCAGAAGGACTATCTTCAGACGATGATAGCGCAGGACCTGAACTCGAAAAGCCTGAAGAAGATAATAGTTTATTCGGCAAGATTAAAGGAATTGGTAATATGATGAAAAACATCATTGGCGCTCCATTTAAACTTCTAGGAAAAATTAAAGATTCAGTGCTTGGAATGGCTGGAGACGGAGTTGATAAATTAAAAGGAATTGCTGGAGGTGCAGCTGCAGGACTTAAAGGTATTGGTGAAGCTGGCTTAGGAGCACTGAAAACATTTGCAGGATTTACTCCTCCTGGATTAATTGCTAAGGGATTTGGAAAGCTTTTTGGCAAGAAGAAGAAAGAAGAAGACGGTGTTGAAGGTGCTGAAGGAATGACACCAGTATTATCATCTAAAACATCTGAAATAAATAACACTGATCAAGCTTTAAAAGATGCTAAGCGCGAGCAGTTTACAGGTAACATGCTTAGCAATTTGGCCAGAGATCAACAGATGACTCTTCGTGATTTCGAAAATCAAGAAGAACAATATGTGAATCCTATCGATCAAATAGAGGGTGAAGGCATCATTAGAGATAACCAATATGAAGCAGTTCGCCGCGACAGCGAAGGTAGATTACTCGACCCAGAATTTGGTGAGGAAATGTTCATTAGTCCAGAAGATCTTAAGTATGTTGATTCAGTAAAAAATAATCCGGACTTCGCTTTTGAGAGTGATACTCGTGTTAAAGAAATTCTTGACCGCGGTATGAAAAAGAAATTTGGTGTATCAGATGAAGATTACACATTTGATAAAAGAAAGGATCTAATTGAAGAGCGGTTGCAAAAGGAGGAAGATGACAATCGTGCACAAGCCCGCGACGCAAAGGCGACAATACAACAAATTGAGGATGGCACCTATAATCCTAAAGCTTTGACACCTGCTGCTAGTATCGCTGCTGGTCCAGAAGCGGTTAAGATGCCAGAGAAATTATCGTTCATAGATATAATAAAGAAAGCTAGTAATTTTGCCAAAAAGGCCGCATCATTCACCCCTCCTGGATTGCTCTTCAAAGGTATTTCAAAGGTTAAAGGTTTAATATCGAGTAAAGATGATTCCCCGCTACAGGATATAATTGACAATTTACCAAAAGAAGCTCGAGAAAAAATCCTTCAAGGAGTTTCTGCATCTAATTTAGTTTCGCCTGAAGAGCGTGAAATGATAATGCAAAAGATGGCACGAAGTCAAAGTAGTACAGGACGAATCGCTGCCACTAAGAAATTTGATCTAATTGCTAAAACACAAATTGCAAAAGATACCTTATCTCCGATATCTAGTACTGATGGAGCTCAGCTTACAATGGCTCAAAAGGAAAATGCAGAATTGAAAGGTGAAAGTGGTAAAGCTATAGCTGCACCAATTATAGCGCCAAGCAATATTAGTAATTCTCAATCCTCAGTATCGAATGTAACAGTAGCAGCACCACCACACATTGATAAAACTCAAGCAGTATTTGGAACTACTCAGTTAGCATACTAAAAAAGAGGGAAGCAGCAGCCGCCACTTCCCTCTACTTATTCTAGATCAGAGATGCTTAGCCTTGTGCGGCTAACTTGGCAAAATAGTCAAGTGTATCACCATCATCTTCTGTGTCTAGGCTAACGTCAGTATCTTCCTTTTGAGGAGCATCTGCAGCTGCAGCAGGTGCATCGACTTTCGGCGGAAGTGTCTCGTTAAGCTCGACTTGTGTATCGGTCGAAAGTGTATTAGCTAAGTTCTCTTCTCCAAGAACTTCATACAGCTTCTTCTTTAGATCAGCATAAGACTTATAGTTGCCTTCGCTAACGAACTCCTGCAGTCCATGGATAGTACCATACACTGCCTCAAGCTTGCTTTCGTCACCACCAAATAACTCTGTTGGTGCTTCGAACTCTGACTTATCATAATTACGATAGCCTTCGAAGTTGCGAATTTTAAGCTTGAAGTTAGCTCCACCCCAGAAATCGAATGGATTAACTGGCTTTTCATCTTGGAACTGTGGCTGCATAACATCCATTACCTTATCCATGATCTTCTTACCATACTTATAAAGGAATACCTTACCTTCATTTTCAGGATTAGCAGAATCAGAGACAACAAGAATGTTAGAGACGTGGTGTAGACGACGCTTACGCATACGTGCAAGGTCCTTATCTTCTTCACGACCAGTATTCCATAGCTGTGAATTCATCTCACTTACTGGATCATTTTGACCAATAGAAGTGAGAGAGTTTTCGATATACCAACGACCAGTTGGACCTTTAAATCCATGATCCCAATATTTGATCCACGGAAGATCTTCACCTTCAGCCGCGGGTAAGAAGCGAATAACGGCATAACCATTACCTGCTTTGTCTACTGTTGGTGCCCAGAATCGATCATCTCCATAAGACTTCTTTTCAGAGTCTTTAGAAGCTGCGTTAATTAGCTTATCGATTGCTGCTGCACGATTTTGTTTTAGGTTTGCGAACGACATATTATTTTTGTATTTTCTTTATATATTATTGTATTGCGATGTATTATTAATACCAACAAACTCTATATTATACTGATTATGCTCTGATGTAAACAATAGAATGATTCTTTCACGATATTTATTTTCACTTTCGCTAATCAATGGAATAAGGAATGGTTGGTATTTTTCTAGTATAAGAAGGGTAGATTTTGTGATACCTAATGGATCATTCAATTTACTCTTCAGGCTTTTGATAAAACCTACAAAATGATCTATAATTGCGAGAGTATCGGGTGATACTCGTTGACTCATATAAAGATTAAGTAGGAGATTATCAGATTTGTTAGAGTTTGGTTTACATACTCCATCAAAGTCGAGGTTATATTTATAAGCTTGCTCGCGTATAAATTTTATTTCATTTTGAAAATTATAATAAAGAGCTTGTCGGTATGAATCACGTTTCTCATGAATATCATCTGTCATATCTCCGATCCACATTTTCTCTGCCATTATATTGTCAACAAAGAATAACTTCAAGTCATCTGCATTCGAATATCGACGAGCGATTTTATCAAAAAAATACCGATCTCTCCTTTTTTCAAATGAGGATTGCTTTAAGTTTGCTCTAAAGTTATATTTAAATGCATCATATTTCTCTTGAGAAAAGTGCAATTTAACAGAACTGTAAATGCAATATGCTTGATATCCATTCATGCGTTAAAAAGAGAGGCAGTAGTTCTCTTAATAATATTACGGTTCATAGCTTCTGCTTCAAGCTTAACCTTGAGTGGACCTTTAACGAGCTTTGCCATATCTTCAGGATCGATCATTCTTTGTTCGCACAAATGACAGATAGCTTCTGCATATGACATATTATCTTTATGAACTAACATTTCGGTTTGGAATGTTAACTCTTCGCGTGTCATCGAGATTTTGATTTGTATTTTTTTAGCCATTATATTGTTTTGAGAATGAGCGTCTGATCGTTTACACGTCCATTAGCAGGTTTGCGCTTAGTCTTTAGTTCATCAATGATCTTATGGCTTCGCTTTTCGGTTTGTGTTACAATTGCGTTGAGTATATCATTTGGTTTCCTGAGCGTCATACTATAACTTCGTGATTCATCGAAGTTCTTTAACGTGGAACCTTTCACAAATATACCATCTGTAGAATTACACTCATACACTGTTAGCTTACGATATTTGATATTAAAGGTATAGACCTTCTTCGACCCAGGGATTTGTACTGGAGATACAGATGTGATAGCATACTCGTCAGATTCGCTTAGGTAATTCAATGATTTTACTTGCTTATCAGCAGTCTGAACCTTTTTCTTACGTGGCTTACGAGCATTTGTATGTGTAGCTTTGTACTTCTGCATCTGAGAGATCATCTTATCAAGCTCTTTGATTCGATTACGAATACCTGCTTTGGTCAGATGTGAATAGCCTTCGACACAGTCAGTATCACCGTCAAGTGCTCCAGAAAGCTCTGATTTTTGGAACTCAAGCCATTCATCAACGTATTTAAGACCTGCAGCTGGAATGGAGTTTTGTTTAAGAGATGTATGGAGATTAATGCCAGTCACCTTTACTTTGTCATTGATCCAATCATCAAGCATCCAATCAAGATCACGGTTCACAGTTGTCTGTACCTTATTACGTAGTCTATCGATAGGACTTATATTAGGTCCTTTAACAGTTGGCTTATCATCAGTGTCTTCATCGTCTACGACTTTGAATCCAGCGAGCAATCCATCGATCTCTTTCTTAACAAAGTCAAAGTCATTATGAAGCTCAGGGTTTGAATATCCTGGTTTTTCTTTATAATATTCCATGGCTCCATCACAAGTAGGTAACATACCATTGTTCATGGCTCTACAGAGTTTGGATGTCGTTACTGAGGGAAGTGTATCTCGCAAGCTTTTTATATACTTAATCTCTTCCTTCGTATATTTGTTATTCTTCATCCACTCAAGAGCAAATGCCTTTAGATCTTTGGCACTTAAGTAGTAATTATAGAAACCAAACATACGATTTCGATTTGTCATAAACTTAATAGGGTCCCAGTTTTCACATCCGTCCCATTGAGGTTCTTCGCCAGTATATTTTGAATCGTTTGCGATAACGCGATTATATTTATCAAGTACTTTAGCCATAATTTTATTCGCTTAGATCTACAAGTGAGTCAGCAGTGTGTTTTGTCATGAATTCGAATTCTTCTTGAATATCGTCAAGAGATGCTTCTTTAGGTGCAAAATCCACGTAATCTTCTATAACCTTAGGTTTTGCCTTAGCAAGGCGTCCTCGAGCGGGCAAACCCTTTCGTTGCCGATCAAGGCGCTTAACTGTCTTTTTAATAAATGCGAGTCGCTGTTTTTCTGTCATAATGTAATACTATATCAATTTGAGTGGTTTGTAAATAAAATAATTAACGGCATCGGTTACATCCACCGCATGGTTCTGTGCGATGATGGCTAACTTTCCTCCAATATCCTTCACGTACGACAAAAGGATTTCCGTATACATCATAATTATATACTGGTTTTACCCACCTGTCTTCATAATACGTATAAGAACGAGTACAGTTCACAACTCTTGGAGTAAGAACACGCGGGGGTGGGGCATATCCTCTATTAGGTAATGTGACTGTTTTTTGACGATTAAGAATTCCACCAGTAACTCCTGATACAACGCCAATCAGCGCTCCAGTTTCTCCGTCGTTTTCTCCTGTATTATTGCCAATGACTCCACCAATGACACCTCCCACAACTCCATCTCGAATAACTTCATTGAGTTGGTATTGTGCGTGAGCTGTAGATGCAATTGCGATTGCTCCGATTAATGCTGCTGTTATTTTTGTTTTTTTCATAGTGCTTTTAGTTTGTATTTAATGCCATCAACCTCGACAGCTTTACCTTCGCAGGTCTTGGATGACTTAGGTGTTCCGTTTTTATCGCCTTCGCTGTCCTCGCAGTAAGTCACTTTACCATCGGAATCATATTCATACCTATGCCAGTAGCCATCACTGTCCCCGTAGTAAGTCACATTACCATTGGCATCATACTCACGGTTATAGCAGTAGCCATCACTGTCCTCGAAGTAGGTTTCGTTACCGTCATCATCATGCTCATACTTATACCAGAAGCCATCACTAGCCTCCCAGTAGGTTACATTCCCATTGTCGTCTTTAATCTCGATAGGGAATGTAAATGCAATTCCTAGTTCTGTTAGTGTTTCGCTTAGTTTTTTCATAGTGCTTTTAGTTCGTATTTAGCCTATTTACCTAACTCAGCCATCTTCTCATCGACCTCTTCACGAGTGATGCCGCAAGACAGAGTGTAGTTATTCAATATCCAGTCGAGCCGCTCCCTGTCCTTACGGATCTCGGCGTTCTCAGTCTTAATCTGCTCAATGGTATCCTCTAGTCTTTTGTATTCTGATTCATTTGTTCTCATAGTGCCTTCCCTCGAGAATGAGGGCAGTGGTTTTAATGTGTTTTTCATACTTATTTCCACTCCCATTCGTTACGATACTTACGAACAACTTTTACAAGGTCGTCCCATTCGTCCCAGTCGAGGGAGATTTTAGCACTGTCGTTTTGAGAGTCGTTTCCG